CGTGCCAAGCATGGCTGTCTCTGCTCGCTCCGGTGCCGGTTTCGGTTTAGGCGCAAACCTTGTTAACTTCCCACGCATGTAAATAATATAATTTATAAATAATTACAAATACAAAATTATGATAAAAAAAAATTATTTTTTTATTAAAATAATTTTTTTTTACTAAAATATATTTTTAAGAAAAACGATAATAATAAACAGCTGCAATAATTAAAATTAACAAAATGAAATTATCTCTTCCGTATTTTTTTCTATTTGGATTATTGACCTCTACCCCTATCATCTCTAAAATTGGATCAAAGGTTGTAAAATCATCTTTTAAAAAATGATGTTCAATTTTAGATAATATACAGCCATTAAAAACGAAAAAAAAGATAAAAATAAATACAATTAAAAATATAATTAGTTGCACATGCTTTTTTGTTCCAAAAAAGAGAAAATAATAAATTATATACGGAACAAACATATGAAGTGAACGAATCATATTTCCTAAACTTTTATCACTGAAAGGTGATTTTCTTAATATATCTATAACAATTGATTTTACATCCATCATATATTTTGTTTATATTATAAAGTTGGTATAAATTCCCAATGTAGTTCTTTGCAAATTTTCTTCCATATTTCATCTTGTTCAATTCTTTTAACTGGATCTTTTAACATAGGGAAAAATGGCAAAAATACCTCTTCATTTAATAATTCACACATTTTATACAAAACATAATAATAATTTAAAAAATTCACTCTATCATCCGGACAATGTTTGGCATAAGGTTTTTGAATATCCATAAATAAATTACACAACTTTTCTTCTAATTCCTGACTCATAATAGGGGGTTTTATACCTAATTTATCTTTAATAAAAGGTATATGTTCATAATACTTATTATATCCTAATTTTTTTAAGATATCTTTTGCCTTTTTATTTGTCAATTGTTTTATGTGTATTCTTTCTTTTCTAATCTGATTTTTAATATCAATAATAACCTGTTCGGGGATTTGTGTTGTTTCTTTCGCTTGAAATTGAGCCAAAATTTCTCTGAAATGATTAATTCTTTTATATGCATAAAAACAAACTTCCTTAGGAGGTTCTTTATAACTAGGTTTTTCACTTTCAATAAGTATCTTTTTCTGAACACTACATTTATTACAAACACTTACTCCTTCATTTTCTATATTTATAAATTCACCACCACATGAACAAATTTCATTGTTTAATGTATAATTTGAAATATCTAAAAACTTAACATCTAAATTTGTTAAGTATGTATTTACTGTCCTAGTTGAATCCATATCTTGTATTTTTTCATTAATTTTTTCACTTTTTTTTTTAAAAAAATTATGTAAAACCTTTGTTTTATTATTTCCTTCTGATAAATTTTTTTTTTTCTCAAAATAATCAAAAATATGCTTAGAGTTTTGTAAATAATAATTATTTTTTAATTTTTTCAATTTCCTTATTTTTTTTTTGATTTCCACTAATTTATCTTTTAAATCTAACTTTTTTTCGATATCTTTTTCTTTTTCGATATTTTTTTTTAATTTTTTCTTTTGATTTAGTAATTTAGGCAATTCTATTTCTTCTATTTTTTTGAATTCATTTATTTTTTCATTATGTTTACTGTCTAATGTAATACTTGATTTGCTTTTTATTCCTATTTTTTTCTTTGTTTTAGGCTTAAAATTTGGCATATAAATATAATTAAAACATTTTATTTAATAAAAAATTTAGAAAAATATTAATTGTCAACTTATTTAGTAAAAATAAAAGAATACTTTTCTCCCATTTTTTTAATGGAAAATATTACTATAGATGGTGAAGATAAAGTAGCTGTCAATACCATTTTACTTCATAAATTAGCTTTTGTTTATAATGCTTTAGAAGATGGATGGACAGTAAAAAAAAAAAATAATTTGTATGTTTTTACCAAAAATCATGAGGGGAAAAAAGAAGTTTATTTAGATGAATATTTGAAACGATTTATGACGTCAAAATTTGACATAAATTCATTATTATCGTGTGAATAAAAATACAATTAATTATTAATTAATCGTATTTTTAAAAAATTTTTTTCTTTAGCAATATTATAATAATATGGGAGGTGGATTAATGCAACTCGTCGCTTACGGAGCTCAGGATGTATACCTTACATCCAACCCACAGATTACCTTTTGGAAAGTTACATACCGTCGTCACACTAATTTCGCTATGGAGTCTATTGAACAGACTTTCAACGGACAGGCCGATTTCGGACGCCGTGTCCAGTGCACTATCTCCCGCAACGGAGATCTTGCCTACCGCACATACCTTCAGGTCACTCTTCCTGAGATCAACCAGGATGACTGCTGTGACAAAGGTGGATGCACATACGCCCGCTGGCTCGACTACCCCGGTGAGCAGCTTATCTCAATGGTTGAGGTCGAGATCGGTGGTCAGAAGATCGATCGCCAGTACGGTGACTGGATGCACATTTGGAACCAGCTTACCCTTACCGCTGAACAGGAGCGCGGTTACAACAAGATGATTGGCCAAACTACTCAGCTTACATACCTCACAGACCCCGACTTCGCTGATGTCGATTCCGCCTGCGCTGGAAATGATGTCCCTGCCGCTGTCTGCGCCCCACGCAATGCCCTTCCTGAGACCACACTTTACGTGCCTCTTCAGTTTTGGTTCTGCCGCAACCCCGGTCTTGCTCTTCCTTTGATCGCCCTCCAGTATCACGAGGTCCGTATCACTGTTGAGCTTCGCCCTTCCGATGAGTGCCTTTTCGCTGTCACTACACTTAACAAGGACGATAACTCCAATGTTAAGGCAACCACAGCCTATCAGAAGTCTCTCGTTGCTGCTTCCCTCTACGTCGATTACGTCTTCCTTGATACCGAGGAGCGCCGACGCATGGCACAGAACCCCCACGAGTACCTCATTGAGCAGCTTCAGTTCACTGGTGACGAATCTGTCGGATCTTCTTCCAACAAGATCAAGCTCAGCTTCAACCACCCTTGCAAGGAGCTTGTCTTCGTCGTTCAGCCTGACGCTAACGTAGACTACTGCCAGTCATTCCTTGGTGGCAGCAACCTCAACATGGCCCTCGGTGCACAGCCTTTCAACTACACTGATGCCCTTGATGCACTTCTTCCATCCATTGGATCTTTCGCTGGTGTCGATACAGTCAAGAAGGATAAGAACAATGCTTACAATGGAAATGCCGCTTTCGTTGACCCTACCACTGGTATGTTCCAGGACCCAGGTGCCGATACTCTTACCCTAGGAACTCAGTGGAGCGCCACCACCACTGGCCGTGGTGCCGCTACTTGCAGTGCCCCCGCAGCTGTTCCTTTCCCTGACAGCCCTATAGGTGACTCCGGTGTCTCTGACGCTGGCGCTTTCGTCCTTGCCGAGACCGCCCTTGGTCTTCACTGCTGGGGACAGAACCCCGTTGTGACCGCCAAGCTTCAGCTTAACGGTCAGGATCGCTTCTCTGAGCGCGAGGGAACTTACTTCGATCTTGTTCAGCCTTACCAGCACCACACCCGCAATCCCGACACTGGTATCAATGTCTACAGTTTCGCACTTCGCCCTGAGGAGCACCAGCCCTCCGGCACTTGCAACATGTCTCGCATTGATAACGCTACTCTTCAGCTTGTCCTTTCCAGTAACGCCATCTCCGGTGACAACACTGCTAAGGTCCGTGTCTACGCCACCAACTACAATGTCCTTCGCGTCATGAGTGGTATGGGAGGTCTTGCATACTCCAACTAATTTTAATATTCTTTGGATTATCTTAATTTTAAATAATTAATATCATAATATAAATTATTTAAATTTTCACTTATTTTTAATAAATCATTAAAAATAAATTAAATTATCCGACGACATAACTTTGCATTTCTCTATTAATTTTTCTAGAATCTTCTTGTAATCTAGATGAATAATTTTTTTGTCTTATTTCAACTAAACCATCATTTTCCCATTTCAATACTGGTTTATCAGTTACTTCATCGAATTTAAAATATAAATCCTGATATTGTCGCGATGACATTTTGTTTTTTTGCAATACTTCACTTCCACGTTTAATTAAGAAATCACACATATTTATAACATTCGCAGGATCAAAAGATGGATCATAGAATTTTACTACCTGACTATATGTGTCCCAAAAAAATGGACTTTGATCTACCTGATAATATGTCGTTAATAAATATAAAAAGTTAATAATAGCAAAACGTAAATTAATCTTGTATGAACTCATTGCATTTTTACTTCTAAATATAGAAGTAACTAACATTCTTAAATCATGACTTTTATTTAGAAAATAAAAACGCCTATACATATTAGTTGTTTCATTAATTCTAAATCCATTAAATACTGCTGTAGAAAATCCAAAATCAATAATATAAAACTTATATCTTACAGGTTGGCCTGGTGGTGCCAAATTTTTATACATAATATTACCTAAATGCAAGTCACGATGCATAAATTTGAATTTTTTTTGTAAATCTTCTAATAATTTTGCAATACTTCTTATTCCCTTTATTTTTTCTATGCTTTTAATTCTATTTGAAGCAAAAAATTTCCAACCATCACCATCTAATGGTTCCATTCCTACAACATACTTCATTTTACCCGTAGTTCTAGATTTATACTTACTTACAAACTCTAATTTTGGTATTCTAGCTCCAAATCCAAACTTACCACGCATTCCGCAAAATAATACTAATTGTAAAATACTTTCAGAAAAAAACTCTAATGGGTCAGTAGTCTGAACATCCTTTATAACTATATTCTTTTTTCTATTTGTTTTTATATCTGTCATAGTAGCACTATATACTGTCCCATAACTACCACTACCTATTATATCTAAATATCTAATTTTATAATTACCATATCTAATCATTTGTGATGTTCTTTCAATGAGTGGTATTGTTTTATTTAATTTTCTTAATAAAGAATCGCTCCATTTCTTAATTTTTAACTTACGTTTCATATTAAGCAAAACATGACATGGATCTGTCATCCAATCACTACTTGTAATTCCCAATTCAGGATAATTTTTTACCATTTTTAAAATATCTTTCTGTGTGACGTCGGGGGTTTTTTCCTCATGAATTTTTGATTCTTCACGAACTTTTGTTTCTCCGCGAACTATTGATTCTCTTCTATCTCTTTTTCGTGTTACTTTTTTTGACTTTTGTTTTTTACGTGTTTTGTTTGTTTTTTTTCCAGTGCAGACAACATAATTTTCTAATCTTTTATTTTTACGAGTCCAACATTGTAACTTACCTCCTTTTTGTATTACCATATATATTAACATAATACAAAAAGATTTATGAAAAATATTTCTCCAAATTAAAAATCTTTATTAAACTATAATAAATAATACCTAATACTAAAAATACTCCTACCGATTTAAGTATTGGCATCCAAAAACTTTTTTTATCCCATTTAAAAAAATATCCTAAAGATAATGTTGTAAAAAATAAAATTATTAAAGCATATGTGGTTGTAATGGTAAAACTAGCAATTTGTGAATTGGATTTACCTTGAATATGCATATAATACATACTAGGAAGTAAAGAAATGGGAAAAGCCCACCAAATTGCAGCTAGGGCTGGGCTTAAAAATGTTCCTGAATAACTAATTGATGCGGTTACAAATCCTCCTATAAAAAAATTAATAATTAAATTTCTTAACCAAGATTGCATTATACAATATGTATTTATTTTTAATTTTTATTTTTTTATTTTTATTTTTCTTACTATTTTTAATTTTCTTATTTTTTATTTTTAAAAAATTGAACTAAAAAATACATTTTATATTATTTATAACTAACAAAATAAACAATAGCAACTCAATTCCCATCATTCAACAAATCTATAATTAATAAATCCAAAACAAAAAAACAAAAATGAACAAATATATTGCTCTTTTCATGATATTTACGCATATTTCATTTGTAAATGCAGGCGGCTTTGAATCAGGCTTCGCTACTGGATATATGACATCAAATATGGTTAGACATTGGAAACCATCCACGCCTTCACATAGTAAAAATTTTGTATCTAACGAATTGAAAAAAACTTGTCATGATACTGAAATTAACAAAATTATGCCGTATATGATTTCAACAAATCACAAATGTTATTTAGAAAAAGTATATAATATAAATTGCTATGATGATACTGGTGATATTGAAAGCGCTATCCTTGGTATAATTACAATAATAATTCTATTTTTAGCATTTTGTAATTGCTTAAACACCTGTTGTAATGGAACAGAAGAAGAAGTTCAAGAAATGCTAGGTTTTATTGCGGGATGTTTAGTTGAATCTATGATAAATGGCACAGATGATGATTAAAATAAATACCAATACATACATATATATTTATAAAAAATTGAAATTAATATAATCTTTTTGTTTATTATTAAACAACCACATAATAAAACATCAAACAAATATCTAAACTTATAAACTATGTCTAGGGCACAATACAAGATAATATCACATTTGTTGGGATTAGCAGAAAAATCAACTGGCGGAAAAAATTGGCAAATGCATGCTTCAGGTATATGTTGCGGAAGCAAGCTTATTTGTTCTTCTATAAATAATTCTCGTAGTAAATTTGGTAAGAACATCTATCCATGCGGACATAGCGAAGCAAACTGTATTTGGAAGTATCAATGTGCTTTCCGGGGTAAAAGAAACTCGTCGTTGGTTTTAGCAAGTTCCGGCGAAAAACTAAAAAGTTAACTATTTATATTGTAAGGCGAAGGAAAAACAAAAGCGAAGCAAATAAAAAATATGGGCTTTCTGCGCCTTGTCAACATTGCCACAATTTAATAAAA